AGCCAATGCGCCTTTAGACTCTCATTGTCGGACGCGCTCGTATCGACCAGTTCGAACAGGCCGGACTTGGCGAGCCGCTCGCGCGCCAGCGCCGTCACGCGCCGCAGCCGCGCGGTCTCCTCCGCGCTCTCGCCGGCCAGCGGGCCGCCGGCGCTGAAATCGTCGAGTTCGAGATCGAACACGGCGAGTTTTATAAGCTTTCGATCCTCGGCGCGGCCGACGCCCGCGTAAAACGCCAAGGCGCAACAGAAGCAGGCGGCGAGCAAGAGCCGCGCCGCCGCTCTCAAGGATTGTTTCATCTCAAAGGCTCCCCGTCGCGCGAATACGCTGTTGGTTCACCCATAGCCCGGCCCCGCCGCATTCGCCTCGGACGCGCTCCCGTCGCCGCTAGGGCAAATCTCCCGCGGTTCGCGAAAACCGTGGCTGGTTGAGCGGGCGCGACGCGGCGTGGTAAGCGTCGCGCGCCGAAATTTTCAGGCCGGGGAGCAACGCCATGTTTTCGCGCCGCGCGATCGCGACACTCGCCATGTTTTATCTTTGCGCCGCCGCGCACGCGGAGCCCTGTCCGGCGGTCCGGGACAAGCAGCCGCTCGTGTCGGTCGATCTGTTCGACGGGCCGGTCGAGGAAATGGCCGATCTGGTCCCCGACGCATCGACGGATTCGAAGAGCCATGCTCATGCGTCGTGGAGACTCGGCTACATCTATGACAGCGGCCACGTCGTTTACGTGAAATGCGTCTATCGCGGCGCGAATAATACGCTCGTCGTCAAGCTCGATCGCAAGGTCGAGAATTGCGTGTTCGACAGAACAAAGGACAAGCCCGCGTCGTTGAAGTGCGAATAGTTTTGAAAACCGCCCATTTCGGTCGCGCGGCTGACGGGGGTTGTAGCTTTTCGACGAGTCCTGCTGGCGCGCGTCGACCTATGCGTCCTCGCCAAAATCCTCGACGAGCACGCCGTCGATCAGACGCTTCACCCATTTGAGGACGGGCCAAAGCCCTTCCTCCTCGGCCATCTCCTTTTGCGTCTCGCCGGTCGAGCGATTGGTCTGGTTGACGAAGGCCTGATGCGACACGCTGAACGCATAGCAAACGATGCGCGCCAGCCATTCGTCGAACACGCCCTTTAGTTCCGGCTCCTTCGTCTGTATGAAGGTTTTCGCCACGCCGCCGGGGACGAATTTCGCCCGCCGCCGCGCCGCGAGATCGCCCGTAAAATAAGCGTCCCAATAGTCCTGAAAATTCTTGATCTGGTCGGGCGTCCAGCTGTCGGGCACGCCGATCAGGCTCTCCGGGATATTGCCTTCGGTGAAATGCGACAGCGTGAACATCTGGCGCTTCAGCGCGATGTTCGCGGTCATCACGATCTGCTCGACCGGGCTGAAGCCATAAACGCGATTGGCGCGGGGATTCCTCGGCGCGTAAATGATGTCGCGCGCGGCGTAATCGACCGCCGGATAGCCTTTCGGAATTTGCTGATAGGCGACGGGATGGATGAGCGCGCCATTGTCGAGGAACGGCTGGGGCGTGCGTCCCCAATCGTCGATGACCCGCTTGATCGTCGCGCCGCCCCGCGGATGCAGCGCTACGAGCGCGCGCGATGGCTCGAGGGCCTAATCTCAACTACTGAGTTTTGATAAGGCTTGCCATTAGAACGAAAGCGTCCTTGATTTGGCCCTCTTTTCCTAAAGACATTAGGAGGTCGGAACCGGCGATGCGCCACACGCTCAAGAGTTCGCGGTCGCTCAAGTTAAGAGCGAACAGGCTGTCGAAATAGGCCTTGACCACCTGTCTCTCGCGCGAATCCAAGTCGCCTGTCATGTAATTTACGATATCCTCCGCGGAGGTAAAGCGCGGCGTTGGCTCGTCTTGGCAAAGCCTCATGCACATCTTCCGAAATTCTTCGGGGATTTCTTGCGGGTTACGCGGTATTCTATCGGGATAATATATGTCCATCGGTAAATCCTCTTATCGCGGGTTGAACGGAAAGCTCGTGACCACGCGGTAGCCGCTTTTCATGTTGTGATCGTGGCGGATGATGACTTTCACCGAATATGTCGGCCTGATCCTGAATTTCGCTCCGCCGCTCGGCGGATAGGATTCATAGCCCGTCGGCCGAACAAAATCCTTCGTTATTTCCGCCCCGGGCAGACCGCCTTGATCCTTAGGCGCGGCGACTTGATCGACAATCTCCTGATTTTCCGCAATGGTCGAGTTGACGAGTTTACCGGCGGACTGAAGCGAAGCGAACGAGCCCATCGCCTTCCAAACATCCGCGAAGCCGAGATTGAGACGTGTTGTTTCAGAACGGCTGATCAAAAAGTCCTCGGATTTGGCCACATGCATTTTTATCGTATGGCCTCCATGTTGCTCGTGTTCAGTCAGATCGACCGGGTATCCCGCGCCCTGCGTGAGAGTTACGTCGGGTCCGACATCGCTGGCGATGTTCGGATCGACGTTCAACGCGGTTTGCGCGTTATGCGACGAGCCATTGCCATCACCCTCGCCAAACCGCCCATGCCAATCGCGCGGCTGGTCCGGGTTGTAATTCTTCGCCAGCTCCGCCGAGCCCTGCCCCACCGGCGTCGGCGCGGGGCCGGTCACCGTCAGCACATTCGCGGCTTCGTCCGCGACCGGCGCCTCGCCTAGCTTCACCCGCGCTTCGTTGCGCGTCAGGATTCCGGCGGCGACGTAACTCGTCAGCACTTGAGCCTGCTTGCCGGCGTCGATTTGCGCGTCCTCGCCCCAGGCGAACTCCACTTCCTCTTCGCCAAAATCCTCGATCAACACGCCGTCGATCAGCCGCTTCACCCATTTGAGGACCGGCCAGAGCCCCTCCTCCTCGGCCATTTCCTTTTGCGTCTCGCCGGTCGAGCGATTGGTCTGATTGACGAAGGCCTGGTGCGAGACCGAGAACGCATAGCAGACGACGCGCGCCAGCCATTCGTCGAACGCGCCCTTGAGTTCCGGCTCCTTCGTCTGGATGAAGGTTTTCGCCACGCCGCCGGGCACGAATTTCGCGCGCCGGCGCGCCGCGAGATCGCCGGTGAAGTAGGCGTCCCAATAGTCCTGGAAATTCTTGATCTGATCGGGCGTCCAGCTGTCGGGCACGCCGATCAGGCTTTCGGGGATGTTGCCTTCGGTGAAATGCGACAGCGTGAACATCTGGCGCTTCAGCGCGATGTTCGCGGTCATCACGATCTGCTCGACAGGGCTGAATCCATAGACGCGATTGGCGCGGGGATTCCTCGGCGCGTAGATGATGTCGCGCGCGGCGTAATCGACGGCGGGATAGCCTTTCAGAATTTGCTGATAGGCGACGGGATGGATAAGCGCGCCATTGTCGATGAAGGGCTGGGGCGTGCGGCCCCAATCGTCGATCACGCGCTTGATCGTCGCGCCGTCGAGCGGATGCAGCGCGACCAGCGAACCATCGCGCGCGCGCTGGCGCCAAAGCGTCGGCGCGTCGATGACGAACAGGTCCTCGAGCAACATGCGCAGCCAGATCGCGAAGCAATGCTGGCCGTCGGGCCGTTCGAAGAAGCGCGTGAGCTGGTTTATGCGCGCTAGGCCAGGGCCGGCCGCGCCTCGGCGCGGGCGCAAGCCCCACGACATGCGCTCGACCTGATCCTTGCGCGTCTCGATCACGAGCCGCAGCAGATCATAGGTTTCGGCGAGCGCGCGAAGATCCTCGAAGCCGATCGGCTCATAGGCGCGCGCGCCCGAGACGATGTTATAGCCCGACGGAAAATCCATTCCGCGCCCGGCGACCTCGGGCGGCGCGATGGGCTCTAGCGGCGCCAGCGGCCCGAACCAGCCGGAAGGACTGGCGGCGCCGGTCGAAGACATGAATTGCGCCTGTCCATAAGCGATGGACAAGGCTTGCGGCGCCAGCGACCACGAGGGGCGCCCAGCCTGCGTATCGCGCGCGGCCATAGGCTAGATCCTCGCGCGAAGAAAAAGACGCGCGGTCGTGAAGACGTGCGGCATGATGGGGCTCTTGGGTTTTGGGGGATTTAAGTTGAATCAAAGGACGGCGCGTCCTTCTCCCACTCGTGGGAGAAGGTGACCTCGCGAAGCGAGGTCGGATGAGGGTTCTGGGGAAGTTCCAACCCGGTCGCGGCGGCCCTCATCCGTCATGCTCCGCATGACACCTTCTCCCACAAGTGGGAGAAGGAGCGCCCTTGCGATTCTTATTGCTGGCTCTCCCTCGCCAACCGCCGATAAAAATCAATGATCGACGCGCCGTCGCTTTGCGAAAAACAAAGCTCCGTCACCGCCCACACCAGCGCGTCGACTCTATCGGGCGAAAACCCCGCCGCGCGGCGGTCGAATTCCGGCGTCATGAGGCACATCTGGTCCTCCAGCTTGGCGAACACGCCGACGTGTTTCGCGCGGCCCTGCTCATACAAGGCCGCCACCGGCTCGGCGCGTAAAAACTTGCCGCGACTGGCGCGCACGGATTTGACGCGCGTATTGGCGTCGATCTGGCGGATCACCGTCTCCACCATGTCGCCGCCGTTGTTGACCTCGGCCACGATGGCGTCGGCCTCGAAATCGCGCGCCGCCTGGACCGCGCGGCTCGCCCAGCGCAACGGCGTGTCGCCCCGCGACGACAGGTCGGCCAGCACGCAGGGGAAGCCGTCCTCGCTCAGGCCCGCGACGATAATGCCGCATTCGTCGGCGCGCTCGCTGGAGCTCGCCGGCGGATCGACCGCGACGACGATGCGCGTCAGCGCCGGGGGCTTCGCCAGATAAGCGGCCTCGATCGTCGCGCGCGTCCACAGCGCGCCGGGCGTGTCGAGCAGCAGTTCGGCGTCGAGCTCCTGGCGCCCGAGCCGCGTGCCCTCATAGGCGCGCAAAATCCGGTCGATGAAGCTTCGCGGCAGATTGGCGAGATTGTCGTAGGTCGTGGAGCGCGTCGCATGCGTCAGCGGATTGGCGAGCAAGTCGCGAATGAGTTTTGTCGGTCGCGGCGTCGTCGTGATGACGGCTTGCGGCTTGTCGCCGAGCC